AGATAAAAATTGGCTAATTTACTTTCTAATGATTTTTTCTACTCAGCTAAATTAGGGTTTGAATTTGAGTTCTTTAGTAACTTAAATAGAAATGAGATAGCGGATTCCTTAGGAAAAACTTTAGGCAAAAAAATACTTCTATTTAGTAAGTATCATTCAGGTTTTAAACCGACCAAAGATATTTTTAAATTAGAACCAGATTACTCAGGAGGATCCAAGATGACAGAATTCATCACGGGTCCTCTTCCTTATTTTGAGGCTATAGCAATTCTTATAAAGACACTTAGATGGATTGATCTAAATGGTTACACAGATAAGAAATGTGCATTCCAATTTGGAGTAAGTGTTGATACTTCTATATTCCCTGAGGTTCCTCCGGTATCTCAACTAAACCCTCTTAAATTTATTTTAGGATTTGATGAGAATGTTATTTATAAAAGGTTTCCTGAGAGAGCGGGTTCTTTATATGCTAAATCAATCAAAAGAATATTACCTGCTAATAAGTTTGTAGATCCATCAAACATTTCATTTATCGATAAGAATCTTTTCGAAGTACCCGTAGAAAAAAATATGGGTATAAATATGACTAAATTACCCGATGGATATTTTGAGGTAAGGTATCTTGGTGGTAAAGACTACCAAAAGAAGTACTCATCAATAAAAGAGATTATAGACTATATAATAACTTATACTGTACAGACACTTAAGTTTAATAATTCATTCTCTGATAACGATTTAAAGATACTTAAAATGTTTTTAGGAGAGATCTATAAAAATTCAGCTACGTTTATAGATCCTGATACTTTCCAAAAGAATTATCCACACTTAAACATAATGGTCGATCTTAAATCTGATCCCCAGATAGTTAGAACATTTTTCTTGACTATCAGAGAGATTCTTTATGATATTATCGTAGAGAATGGTATTAAAGAAGGTATGATTAATTATGATAGCTCATTAGGTAAATTTCAATTAAAAGATGTGAAAACTGCTAGAGCTTATCTTCTTAAAGATTATGACATTCTTAATAGTGAAATCTCTGGAAATATATTAGACTGTAGACTGTTTTCATGTGATCTTAACGACTGTGCGATTGAAGATTGTGATCTAGTTACTAATAATGAAATTAAGAGATCTAAGATCATGTATTCGGATATTATGTTTAGTAATGTAGTACATGAAACTTATATAGATAATAAAGAAAAAGAAATCAATTGTGAAGTATTTGGTGGTATAATTAGATCTGGTTATATTGGAAAACTTGCTACTATTTCCCCTGATACTGAAATAGTTAAAGATGCAGAAGACGATAAGAAAATGAAAGGAAGCTCTAAGAAGAAGGGATTCCCTAATCGAAATGACGGTGAAACGTTATCTAAACCTGTTAGATTTAGTATTAATAACAGTAAGCCATCAGGAATTCCTGGTACTAACTTCGAATCAAATAACTAATTAAAATGACGGAAGCAGACTTAATTCAGGAAATTAGAGATGATATATCTCATTCTTGTGCATTACCATACAACTTAAATGACCAGGAAATAAAAAGAATTATAAAAAGAGCTAGAGCTTATTTTTATGATAATTATCAATATGCAGTAGAAGATAGAATATTTGTATTAGGAAAAGACTTATTCTCTGCTGCTGCTTTTAGAGCAACAAGACAGATCCAATTACCATCTTGTGTGGTATCTGTATATGATGTTAGAGAAGTTGGTGGATCGGGTCTTACAGGTACACCTGATAAAGATTTTGGAGATTCTAAATTATTAGGATCAGAGCTTATGCTATCTCCATTTGCTGGAGATAACTTGGTTTATCGTACTGTACTTTATTCATTCTTTGATTTAGCTAAAGCTTATTTATTAGAAACCTACGCTTTTAACTTTAACAAGAATACTAAAAAACTAACAATTAACGGTAGAGATCCTAATAGATCAGGAGCAACTGATGGAGGAAGTTCATCCACTTTATTTTCTGGTACTGATGTTGGGGTTAGAGGTTATATTGCAATACCAGAAGAAGATCTTTATGATGACGAACTATTTGTAAGATTTTGTCTTGCTGAAGCTAAAATTAATATTGGTAGACTATTAGGTACTTTCGAATATAATTTACCAGGAGGTGTTAGAGTTAACTATAATAATATACAAACTTTAGGAACTACAGAAAAAGCTGAGATCATGCAAATGATCAAAGACGAAAACACTCCTTCATACTTCTTGCAGTGGAACTAAATTCTTGCATTATTACCTTTATTCTAATCAAGAATATATAGAACTAAGATGGCAAGATTCTCAGAAATTTATCCTAGAACACCAGATGATCCTAGATACAAAGAAGGATTATTACATACTGACGATGAAGTAGAAATACTAATCGGTATGATTAAGCAGTGTATGTTAACTACTCCCGGAGAAGTTCTAGGGGATCCTTTTTTTGGTATAGACTTAGAGGGTTTATTATTTGACTTTAATGTGGATCAGACAACTCTAGAAAGAGCAATAAGATTACATTTAATAACATATGTTCCGCTAGCATCAAGTAAATATAATGTTGACTTTAATGTTGGATTCTTTAAAGGAGAGACGAGAGATGCTTGTGTTATTGATTTTGCTATAAAAGGTAACCCTATATTGGGAATTAAAATAATATAAGATGGATTTATTAAATAAAAACAAAGCCAAGATATCAGATTTATTATCTCAAACTTTTGATTTAATACAAGCAAGATATGGAATGTCTGAACAGTTATTTACTGTTGCTTCTGTTTGGGGACAGATAATATTCGTACTAGATAACTTATCACAATTTATATTATTCTTTATTGAAGATTCGATCACTGAGCTTAATATAAATACTGCAACAAGAGAATCTTCTATATACGGATTGGCAGCATTAGCAGGGCATAACCCGACAAGATCTATAGCAGCAAAAGGAGAGATCGTAACAAAATGGAATGGTAAAGGTCTAGAAGATATCGGGGGTGGAGCAGTACTTATACCTAATAATTCTCAAGTAAAATGTATAAATAATGGTAAAACATATCTTCTTAAATTAGGACAAGAATATGTTAGATTAAATCTTGACGGAACATCAACTTTATCTGCTTCAATAATAGAAGGGGTATTAAATACTAATCAGTATACAGGGACCGGGGGAAAATTACAAAGCTATAATATATCAGCACGAGGTACATCAGGAATAGAAAATTTTGAGGTTGATGTTAGGGTAAACGGTAATACATGGAAGAAATACGATTCCCTATATGATATACCAAGAAATTCAAGGGGCTATATGGTAAAAAGCTCTTTAATATCTGGTATAGACGTTTTCTTTGGTACTGTTGATTTTGGATTTCCACCTCCTCCTGGAGCAATAATAGAAGTTGACTATTTAGAATGCTCTGGAGCGGACGGTAATTTATTACTTGATGATTCATCACAAGCACTTTTTAAATTTGATTCTGACGGAACTGATATATTTGGTAGAAGTGTAACACTAAGCGAAGTTCTACAGGTTAATTGTACAATAGCTCCACAATTGGGCGCTAGTCAAGAACCTATAGATTTAACAAGACTTATTGCACCTAAAACATCTAGAAGTTTTGTTTTAGCCAATCCCACAAATTATATAACATTCTTTGAAAAATTTGGACAGTTTTCAATCATAGAAGCATTTACTACTTTTGATGATCAATACTTAGATGATGATAATATTATCTATTTAATTCTTGTTCCTGACATTCAGCTCACACTAAAGAGTAACGAAACCTATTTTGATATTCCCCTTTCTAGATTCAAATTAACTAATGCACAAAGAGATAGAATTTATCAATTGTTAGATGAGAGCGGACAGAAAATAGTTACCACTGTTGTAAAAATATTAGATCCTGTTCTTACTAAGTATGTTGTGAATATTGCTTTAACTATATTCGAAGGTAATGATCCCGATACAATAAAAAGCCAAATAACTAGCATTCTAAGTGATTACTTCCTTAACATAAGAAGAAGAGATAAAATACCTAGATCCGATTTGATTGCAGCGATTGAATCTATTTCAGGAGTGGATTCGGTTTCCCTTTATTTCGTAGGTGAATCTAACGAAGCAGCTAAATTACAAAGTCCAAATTCCCCTGATATAGGATTTGATGAATTTGGAGATATTGTTATGGGTAAAGATGAGATTGTAGTTATATCCGGCGGATGGGAAGATAGAAATGGTATCTATTACGACTATGGAGCTGGTATGAGTTC